ATTTTTCTCGTATTGTTAAATCAATTGGTTTTGAATTCACAAAAGCTGACAAAACAGCATGGAACGATAACGATACTAGCACTATTTTTGATGTTTCGTTTTTAAAACGCACGTTCTTCTTTCATCCAGTAATTCAACAATGGGTCGCTCCTTTAGAAGTTCGATCTATGCAATCTACATTGAATTATATCACCGATGCTAGTCGAGATGTTGAGTTGACGACAATAAAATTAGAAAATTACCAACGAGAGCTTTATTTGCATTATTTCCAATATTTTAGCCAAATGGATTATTTAATTAGTTTTTTGAACAGTTCACCTGTGCGATTGAACCCAAAGTTTTTATCCGAGCAACTTTTAATTGAGATGTACACCAAGAATGAATATGGTGATACATTATTTCTACATTAATTTTATTCATTTTGTCCGAAATGACATAAAACTATTTACCCAACTTTGTGATCCAAGCTATTTTGTTTTAACCTCTATTTGAGAATAAGTGTCCGTGATTTATCTCTGAGTTAAGGTTTGCAACACCAACACTTAATGTAAATATGTCCATGTAAAACTCTTTTTATGTTAAAATATAAAATACGGAAATGATCAAAGTGGTAAAAGCTGTTCGTAGCGCTCCGCAACCAAACAAAGGTGATTAACTTAACATTTTATTTTCGGATACTATTTTATTTTATTCATAACGCCGAGAAACAGCGCCAATCTTTTTAAAATCTTAAAAGTTTTTGTAATTTCTTTAATAGTAAACTTCTTTAATTCGAACAACTCATAAAATTACACAATTTAAACCGCACCATGAATACTCAAATGATACACACAAACGACAACGGCGTTCGCCTAACAACAAGAGAAACAACTTCATCATCTAAACGTAATGGGGATACTGGTAAGCATCACATTCGTGATAATATTATTCAGGAAGAACCATGGAATTTAGACAAGATGTTATCTCGCTATAATTACATCAGCAATTATCCTTGCCCATCATCATTAGCACCACACTCTGTTATTGCTCAACTTAGGGTGCCTCAAGATCTTATAACAAATGGTCTTACGTCAGCACCTTTTAATAATTTCATTTTTTGGAACGGTCGAGTTAAAGTACAATTTCAAATCACTGGTTCACCTATGGTTCAAGGTTGTATAGCAGCTGTTTTCGTTCCACTCACATCCACGCCAAATATAAATGCCAATCAAATAAAAAATTTTTCAAGTCTTTCTATCAATCAAACATGTTATTTATTTCCAAATGCGAACACTGTTGCCGAGATGGAAATCCCATTTAATTCTCCACAAGCATATTTAAATATTGCCACCACTGGTGAAGACACAATTAACACA